ATCCTCCTGCCAAATGGGTTGCGACTTCATTACCATGATCTCAAGTACAGTAATGGCGAGTGGACTTATACCTACGCAGGTAAGCCCAAGCGCCTCTACGGTGGGGCGCTACTTGAGAATATCGTGCAAGCACTGGCGCGTATTGTCGTCATGGATGCAGCGACACGGCTGCGCACCAAGCTCGCTATGTATGATGTGCAGCTCGCACTGCAGGTGCACGACGAGTTGGTCTATGTCGTACCTGAAGAGGTAGCTTCTGTGTGTGAGCGTATCGCACTGGACGAAATGTCCACCCGCCCCAGTTGGGCACCCACCCTGCCACTCGCTGCAGAGGCGAGCTACGGCAAATCATACGGAGATGCGAAATGATCGAGTTCATGTTTCTCGCTGGTGCGTTTGGACTTGGCTGGGTTCTCAACATGATCTGGAAGGAGATGTGATGCGCACGCTCGAAGAGATCGAAGACGCTTACTCATTCCTTCGTGACCCTGTCATCGGTGATGCCATCGCGATGATAAAGGAATTAAAAGCGGCGCTGCGGCTTATTGCAGATCATCCAGTTGATGACAGCAAGCAATGGGAAGTTGGCTGCAAGGAAATGAAAAGGGTCGCCCGCGCTGCACTAGGGGAGAAGAAAGATGGAAACTGAAGAAGCCATCAAGGCGGTTGTCACAGAAGATGGCATTGATAGTGCAATTGCATGGATTGCTGGTGTGGTGGATGAAAAGCATAACCGCATTGAACACCTGGAAGCGGCGCTAAAAAAGATGCTGACAAAATGCACATGGGCAAAGCGCGAACAATGGTGCGGCTGCATTGATTGCAACTGTGTGATTGCCCGCGCTGCACTAGGGGAGAAGAAGGATGATTGATAATCTTGTGAAGCGACTGCTAAATCTAAAATTCAAATATGGAGTAATGTTTTGGGATTATGAAGTAATTGATGCCGCAGCCAGCCGCATTGAGCAACTGGAAGCTGAAGTTAAAAGGCTGGAGCAACAACTCAAAATGGCGCGTAGGCTTGCACATCGTTCAAAGCCTGAATACCCGCCAGAAATTGGCGTTCCTCATTTGAGAGAGGATTAATTGATGACTGATGATCTTGTGAAGCGGCTACGCGAAGTTAAGGACTGGTGGCGTGAACCGGGACGCACAGCGGAACAAGCCGCCGACCGCATTGAGGCGCTGGAAGCGGCGCTGCGTAAAGGGCAATATATGCGTCAGAGGCAGAAGCAGTATTTCAAAGACAGAACTAGAGACAATCTAGTTGGATCGAAACAGGCTGAAGCCGCTTTCGACCGCGCTCTCGCAGGGGAGAAGAAAGAATGATCGTCATCCTTGAGCTTCTGCTGATCGTCCTTGGCTGTTTGCTTGTATCGGCTGCGATCATCACGGCCATCCAGTTCATCTGGAGTCTGCTAGATCGGAGAGGCAGTCAGCCATGATGATCCAGCTCAACCCGCCTATCCCGCTGGAGACGCCCAAGGGCAAGGCTCTTGCTCAAATCCTCATTGACTATGGGGCAGAGCATCACCTTATTTGGGTATGTTTCCAAGAGGACACGCGGGAAATCTGGTGCTGGCCTAATAACGAAGTCCGGGCTCAGACCAACATAACCATGGGGCGCAAAGGGTGACGGCGGCTTTCCTTGACCTAGACGGCCAGAAGATCGACATCGACTCCCAGCTTCGGGATTTGGATCGGGCTGACTTTGAGGAAGACCTATACAAGTTCACGGTGGCCGCGTGGCCGCACATCGACAGTGCGCCATTCGCCCATGGCGGCTATGCCTTGCAGGCGATCTGCGCGCATCTGCAAGCCTGCGCCGATGGATATATCCCAAACCTCCTAATCAACGTGCCTCCGCGCTTCTCGAAGTCAACGATTGTTGGGACGATGTTCCCGGCATGGGTTTGGGCTCAGAGCGAGCTGTCGATGCTGTCGGGACCGGGCGTTCAGTTCCTCTGCGCTGGCTATGCCTTGAACTTGTCCTTGCAGGACTCAGTGAAGTGCCGAACGCTCATTCAGTCGGATTGGTATCAAAGTCTCTGGGGTGACAGATTTAGTCTGGTCGATGACCAGAACACCAAGACCCGGTTCCAAAACGACAAGCGCGGCATCCGCAATGCTGTCTCGGTCGGCGGCTCAACCACTGGCTTGGGCGGCAACTATCTGATCGGAGACGACCTGAACAACGCGGCAGAAGCGAACTCTGAGGCAATGATTGAGGCGACTATCAACTGGTGGGATACCGCTTGGTATAACCGCCTGAACAATTCCAAGCCCGGTTATGGCTGCCGCATCGTCGTGGCCCAGCGCCTCAATGAACGCGATATCTCCGGGCATGTGCTGGAGAAGCAGATCGGGGACTGGACCCATCTTTGCCTGCCGATGCGCTATGAGCCTGAGCGGGCATTCCACACGGTGCTGGTGCCTGAGTGGGCGACGGACGATGGCGAACCGATCATCTGGGAAGACCCAAGGACTGAGGCTGGCGAGCTTCTGTGGCCTGAGCGGTTTGATGAAGAACAAGTGATTTTGCTTGAGAAGACCCTTGGCCCATATGCGGCAGCGGGACAGCTTCAGCAGCGCCCTGAGCCTGCTGGCGGTGGTGTGATCAAGAGAGAATGGTGGAACCTGTGGGAGAGAGATGCCTTCCCTCCGATGGAGTATGTGATTGCCAGCTTGGACACGGCCTACACGACGAAGGAGGAGAACGACTTCTCTGCCCTGACGGTGTGGGGTGTTTATTCGGGGGGCGATCAGGTAGCTCAGACTACGCGAATGGCGGCCCGCGATGGCGAGGCTATTTCCATGATCAAGAGGACCTACACCGAGGAACATCCGCGCCTGATGCTGATGTATGCTTGGCAGGAGAGGCTGGAGCTGCATGAGCTGTCGCTGAAGGTGGCCGACACCATGCGGATGTGCAACGTCGATAAGCTGATCATCGAAAACAAGGCGGCAGGCATCAGCGTCTCACAAGAGCTACGGCGCATGTTCGGGCATGAGGATTGGGCGGTTCAGCTCATTGACCCCAAGGGCGTCGATAAGCTTTCGCGCTTGCACTCGGTCGCGCCTCTGTTCGCGGAAGGGATGGTCTACGCGCCTGATCGTGCTTGGGCCGATATGGTCATCACTCAGGTTGCGACCTTCCCGAAGGCGAAGCATGACGACTTGGTTGATACCGTAAGCATGGCAGTGAAGCATGTGCGCGAGCTTGGTCTGTTGGTCAGGAGCCCAGAGCGTCTGGCCGAATTTGATCGGAACGTTGTGCATCATGGCTCTGCCCCTGCGCCGTTGTATGAGGTATGATGATTGGGCCTTGGGGACACCCAGCTTCCAAGGTTTCGTAAACTCAGACTGGCGGGGCTTCGGCCCCGTCCTTTTCGGAGGGGGCAAACATGCGTGAACTGATCGTAGCCGTTCTTTTGACCATCGGCATTCTGGCACCCACGGCTGCCATGGCTGCCTGCACGACGCACACCTATTTCGTGAACGGGCGTTATGTGACCTGTACGACTTGCTGCACGGGAAGCTACTGCAACACCAACTGCTACTGATGATTTCGGTGCGGGTGTAGCTCAGAGGTAGAGCTTCTGCCTTCCAAGCAGAATGTCGTGGGTTCGATCCCCATCGCCCGCTCCAAATATGCTATAGTCGCCCTAGAAATCCTTAGTGGGGACTGAAATGGCACAGGTATTGGCGAGCGCGGTGGTTGATGCGATCAAGCCCGCGACTCCGGTAGCAATCGGGCACTTCCGCGTCGAGGTCTGGGGCAAGGCTCCCTATGACTATGTGCGCGTCTATGAAATCATGGCGAAAAACGATACTATGGCCGCGCAGGAAGGCATCCGTCGCTTTGTCAAAGAGATGGAAAAACTGCCCGTTGAAGGGAATTAACTATGCCGATGACACCCGGCCTTGTGCCCAACATTCGTCAGCCCGGACCAGCCGAGCCTGAACTGCCTTTCGCCAATGACGAGGTCATGGTGGAGATTGCCGAGGGGTCAGAGAACAAGCTGACTGACGACGCTGGCAATGTGCTGCGCATCGAATATCCCGATGGGTCGATTGCTGTTAGCCTTGATGGCAGGCCGATTGAAGAGAATGAAGATAAGAAAGACTACGGAAATTGGTTTAGAAACCTCGTCGATGATATTGATAGTGTTACGCTTTCCGCCATCTCTGGCGAATTGATACGCGGCATTCAAGACGACATGGAAAGCCGCCGTGATTGGGTTGAAGCGCGAGCAAAGGGCCTCCAGCTCCTCGGCCTCAAGATCGAACTTCCCGGCCTTCAGGGTGCCACTGACGGCGCTCCTGTCGAGGGCATGTCAAAAGTCCGACACCCGCTTCTGCTTGAGGCTTGCCTGCGCTTTCAGGCGAATGCCCGCTCTGAGCTGTTGCCGACCGATGGCCCGGTCAAAATTCGCAATGACGCCATTGCCTCCACGACCCAGCAGGACAGCATCGCCAATGCTCTGGAGCGCGACCTGAACCACTATCTGACGGCGGTGGCATCTGAGTATTACCCTGACACCGACCGTATGCTCCTGATGCTCGGCTTTGGTGGCACGGCTTTCAAGAAGATTTATTTCTGCCCGCTGCGCAATCGCCCGGTGAGTGAGAGCGTCGATGCCGAGGACCTGATCGTCAACAACTCGGCCACTGATCTACGCAATGCCAAGCGTGTAACCCACAAGGTTATGATGCGCGCCTCGACGGTGAAGCGCCTGCAAATCCTCGGCGTCTATCGCGACATCGACCTTGGAACGCCGGTTGAGCCCGACAAAAACTCGGCCCAGCGCGAGAAAGATGCGATTGAGGGCGTGAAAGACGTTGCGACCAACCCAAATGATCGCGACCGTGAGATTTACGAGTGCTATTGCGAGCTGGACATCCCCGGCTTCGAACACAAGTACAAAGGCAAGATTTCCGGGCTGGAAATTCCCTACCGCGTGACCATCGACGCCTCGACCAAGGAAATCCTGTCGATTGTCCGCAACTACGACGAGGATACGGCTGATCTGCCGGAGGCCCGCACGAACTTCGTGAAGTATACGTTTGTTCCCGGCCTTGGTTTCTATGACATTGGCTTGCTGCATATCCTTGGCAACACGACAAATGCTGTCACCGCTGCATGGCGCGAGCTGCTGGACAGCGGCATGTACGCCAACTTCCCCGGCTTCCTGATGGCCGACACTGGCGCTAGGCAAAACACCAACATCTTCCGCGTTCCTCCGGGCGGTGGCGCGCTGGTGAAGACTGGCGGTATGCCACTCAACCAAGCTGTTATGCCACTCCCGTACAACACGAATGCAGCTCCGTCGCTGATAAACCTTGTGCAGAACATGGTCGAGACGGGTATGCGCGTTGGCGGCACGGCTGAAATGGCCGTGGGTGAGGGCAAGGCTGATGCGCCGGTTGGCACGACGCTGGCTCTGATTGATCAGGCCACCAAGGTGCTAAACGCGGTTCATAAGCGTATGCACGCCTCGCAGGCTGAAGAGTTTCAACTCTTGGCCCGGTGCTTCCGCGAGAACCCTGAGAGCTTCTGGCAGCGCAAAGGCAAGCCCAGCTATCCGTGGGATGAGGCTACGTTCGTGCGCGCTCTGGATGACTGCAATCTTGTCCCGCAGGCTGATCCGAATACCGCCAGCCACACCCAGCGTGTGATGAAGGTGATGGCGCTGAAGCAGCTTCAGATGCAGAACCCGTCGATGTATGACCCCATCGCTGTGGACGTTGAAGCTTTGCAGACAATTGGATGGAGCAATCCTGAGCAATTCATGGTGCCCGCATCTGCGCAGGGCAAGCCTCCGCCAGAACTCATGGAGCGTATGGCGAAGGTTCAGATTGAGAAGCAGAAGGCTGACTCGCAGGCCGCGCTTGATCAAGCTCGCGCTCAGGAGATCATGTCCAAGATTGGACAGGGGCCGGAGGGCGCAAACCCGATTCAAGATCAGTACAAGATGGCTGATCTTGAAGTGAAGCAGGCTGAGATTGAACAGCGCAGCATGGATGCGCAGTTGGATGCAATGAACCGCAAGCGTGACCGCGAAAGCCGCGAGCGTCTGGCTGCCTTGCGTTTGGCTGAGAACATCGCGCAGAACCCGTCGATCCTGCCGACCGTCCAGCAAATTGTTGACCCGTCTATGCTGGGGCGGGTTGAGGAGAATGAGCCTCCGCTCCTTGGAGGTCAGTGATGGATAAAAAAAAGCGGGCGCTTCTCATCGCTAAAGGCGTTGTGAAGCAGAGAGCCAAGCGCGCAAAAGGTGGCCCATCTGAAGATGATCTCCTGAAATGGAGACGGCTGACAGATGGTTCGCCAGAAGCGGCAGGATATGACCCCAACAATCCTGCGACGCCCGCGATTATGGCCGAGCGCGAACAGCAACAGCAGCAACAACAAGCTGAACCGACTTCTGGCCGTGGTAACTTTATCACCGACAAGCTGGCTGATATGGCGGCCAATCCGGGCCGCACTGCAATCAATGCAGCATTTGGGTTGGTGCCTGTTGCCGGTCCTCTGAACACGTTGTCGGGATTGGTTGGTGGTCCGACTGTTGGTGGTGCAATTGCAGGCAGCAAGCCAGCGGCAGCGCCGACTACGCCATGGGATCGCACTAGCCCGATTGATCTCAACACGGCTCCGGGCAGAGGCTTGGGCCCTCAGTCTTCCGTCAATCCGGCAGACCTTCCGGCTCCGGGTGCGGTTGAGGCTGGCAGTAAAGATTTGCCGCCTGACATTGTGCGAGCAATCATCGCCAATCAAGCAGCGCAACAGAAGAATGTTCCTGCACCATGGGCGCAGGCGGTTGTTGCCTCTGAAACTGGCGGCACGTTCAATCCTAATCTTCAGGCCAAGGGCACAACAGCCAAAGGTCTGTTTCAGGTCATCACAAGCAAAGCATCGCCATGGACGCAATTTGAGGGCAAGGGCAGCCCGTTTAATCCTCAAGAGAATGCGCGTGTCGGCACCACGCTGATGCAGTACAACGTCGATCTCCTTCAAAAAAACAATCTGCCGGTTACTCCGCAAAATATCTATGCGCTGCAAGGCATGGGTCCGGCTGGCATCAATGTGCTGAAGAACCCTGACAAGCCAGTGTCGCAGACATTAAGCAATTACAATCAGGCGGTGAAATACAACAGCTATATGGCTGGCAAAACGGGCCAGCAGCTTGCTGATTTTTATGGGTCCAAGCTCTCTCAAAATACGCCCGGATTTAATCCAAGCCAAACGCTTGAAGATTGGCAGGAAGAACAAAAGAGGCAAATGCTTCCAGCCGCTCAGAGCGACACAACAAGCACCCGCGATCCCGGTGATCCTCGTCAGGCACAACAAGAAGGCCCAACACCAAGCTCAGGTGAAGGCGGAGGGGGTGGCGGGGGTGGCGGTGACGGAACGGATGGTGGCGCTCCATCTGGCGGTCCAGAGGGCGGCGGCACTCCTGCGGCTGGCGGACCTGATGCCGCTGGTGAATCGGCTGGTCCTTCGTCTGGTGGCGCACCTAGCGGGGCTCCTACAACTGGTGGCATTGATTTCGGCCTTGAAGGTACCCCCGGCGAAGCTCCTGCTACCGGCACTGTTGGTGGTGTGCCCGCCGCACCTGATGCTCCTGCATCTCCGACTGGTCTTGATCCAGACAGTCCAGCACCCGGTGCAAGCCCAACATCTGCGACTGGTCTTCCTCCGGGCGTAAGCTTTGGTGAAGAAGACGACGACGATGATGATGATGACGACGGTGATGATGGTGATGATGGTGACGCCGGAGATGGCGATGCTGGCGACGCTGGTGACGGTGACGCTGGTGATGGCGGCGATGGTGGTGACGGGGGTGACGGTGGTGACGGTGGTGATGGGGGCGATGGAGGGGACGGAGGAGACGGGGGAGACGGCGGGGACGGCGGAGATGGAGGTGATGGGGGCGGCGACGGAGGCGGCGACGGCGGTGGTGGAGATGGCGGCGGTGATGGCGGCGGCGGTGAAAAACGCGGCGGTCGCATCATTCGCAAGAACAAGCGCCAACGGCCTAAGACGTTCAATGTTCGCCATGCCGCGCTATCTGAGGACAGCGCAGCTCTCCGGCGCGCACTAGCTGTAGCATTGCAGGCATCCAAAAGGGGGAAGTGATGTCATCGTTGGACGAAATGATCCGCAACGCTCTGGAGTCGGGTGATCCAAATCTTTTGGATGACCTGATGCCGGTGCGAGTTCACGACAAGATTCTGGACGACGCGGTAACGAAAGAACTGCGCGATCATATCATTAGCCGTGGTTTCCAGTTCGGATGGCATAGCAATTCTGAAGTTGAATACGGTCATTGGAACACATTTTTTGCTGGGAAAAGTAAAAAGAACCGGAAACCAGTCGATGATGAGCTGACCGGCATTATCAAGACTGTTGTTGACCGGCTTAAAGATACAGTTCTTCCGAAAGAAAGCCTTGTAATTCGTTGTTATTCCAACGCTTATTCGTTTGGAACAGAGGGTTATCCGCACACAGATAGTCAAATCGACAGCGACATGACCGTTGTTGTGTACCTGAACGAACAGTGGAAGCCTGAATGGGCGGGTGAAACGGTCTTTTTCGATGCCGATGATGAGATTCATACGGCGGTTCTGCCCAAGTTTGGCCGGATCGTTATCTTTCCAAGTGCTATGTTGCATGTGGCACGGTCAGTTTCCCGAATTTGCAGCGAATTGAGGTTGGTTTTTGTCCTAAAAGTGAGGACAGAATGAGCGACCTTATTGGATTCTTGGACAGGCACGGCTGTTTTGGAATCAAACATTCTGGCGAAACGCTGGGCGACCACTTGATGAACACATATCGGATACTTCGGTCGCTTGGTGCGCCTGAAACAATTTGTTTGGCTGGTGGGTTGCACTCAATTTACGGCACAAATGCCTTTCAGCGGCAAACAATTGATGACCGTGACAAGGTAAAACAGGAATTTGGTCCTACAACTGAGCGTTTGGCTTACATTTTTGGTCGGATTAGTCGGCCTAAATCCTTAGAAGAGATCGCTGGGACGGGTGGCATCCTGCACGACCGCCTGACTGGAGAGCCGTTCAAGGTATCTGCGGCTGATGTTTGGGCTCTCCGACTGATCGAGGCGGCTAATTTGCTGGAACAGGACGGCAATCTGTCGGCTTATCCAGAGATTTCTGGTACTATGGAGCAATGTCTTAGCGAAGTGGGCTGAACATGACCGGGAAGAACAGCAGCAAGTCTCAATCCGATGCCAAGAAGGCTATGTTGCTGGCAAAGCGCATTGCTAAAGCCGATGGCGGCTTTCTTTCTTCTATTTTCAGCGGCAAAGAATACCAATCGACTGGCGAGGAGCTGGTTGATCCTGAGACAAAACAAATCCGTTGGGGCAGCCCAGAAAGCGCGGCTGACTTCTTCCGTGCCTCTGATGAAATGGTACGCCGTCAAAGGGCAGAGGAGGCCGCCCAGAAGGCTGCTGACGCCCGCCGCATTGAAACAACGCCTCTTGCCGCTCCCAAGCCGACCAGTGTGGCTGAGTTCAGTCGGTTGGACTTCCAATATCCTGAAGGAGAGCGCCCTGCTGACCTTCAAGAGCCCGCGCCCGTGCCCGTGCAGGCCGCCCGTGATGTAGAGGGTAGCCCGGTTTCATGGCTTCCTCTGATCAGCATGGCTGAAAGCGCCAACAAGCCGACTGCACAGAATCCCCTGTCATCGGCTGGCGGTCTATATCAGTTCATCACGCCTACTTGGGTCAATGTGCTTCGTCGCATGGAGCCTGAAATCTATGGCCGTATGAGTCCGGCAGAACTTGCTCCGTTGCGTAAGAGCCCAGACACGGTTGCGCTTCAGCATAGGGCTGCCCGATATCATTTGGAGAATGATATCCTCCCAACGCTGCGCAGATCGGAAATCCCGATCAACCCTGCAACTGTATATCTTGGCTGGTTTCAAGGTCCTGCGGGCGCTGTGAAGGCTTGGAATGCCCCCGGCGATACGCCTATGACCAGATTGTTCCCTGAAACAATCGCGGCCAATGCCAATCTCAAATATCGCGGTAAGCCTTATGGTGAATGGACACGCAATGACCTGATCAATTGGGTCACTGAATCCATGAACAAGCGTATGCGCCCTGCTGGCCGAGCCGATGGGGGCCGCACTGGTTATGCCAATGAAGGCGCTGTTGAAGATGAGAACGCATATTTGCGTGACCTAGAAGCCCGTGCCGCGCAACCAGATCAGCCACAAACGCCGTCTCGCAGCTTTGTCGATGATGTCGTGGCAAAGGTTAGCGAGTATGCTGCACCTCGCATGAGTGACTTTGCTGGCTCTATGCAGCGCGCCACAGAAGCAAGCCAAGCTCAAAGAGAAATGGGCCTACAGGCTATGCGCGAGGGCGATTTGGTGCAGAAGGCCCTTGGTGCAGCCAACGTAGTTGCCAGCCCTATCATGCAGGCATTGTCGCCAATTGGAGCGGCGCAAGAAGCTTTGTTTACCAAACCGGCTGGCCGAGTATTTGGGCCTCCGGCTGAACGTGCGGCAGAGGTGGCAACAATGGTTCCGTTGCCTGCCGCATCTGCAAAGCTGGGTAAAACTCCGTCAAGGGCTGTTAAGCCTGCTGATGAGGCTATACCGTCCGCGCCTGCAACTACAGAGGAATTGAGCTATGTCACAAGACAAGAAGGCCCCTTCTACCGGGTACAGTCATCCCGCTTTGACGAGGGCAGACCAAGTGATCGCGAAATATCGGCAGAAGTACGGGATCAGCCCGGACGAGGATTTGACGAAGGTGACGCCGGAACAGGAAGAGCGCCTGTATCTGGAACGCAAGCGCCTATCTCGGACGAGGCGCTCTCAGTAATTTACGCTACTCCAGAACAGAATATGCCACTGCAAGTGGCGCGTCAGTTCACGCAAGAGAAGTTTGGAACTGACTTCGGCAAAATTGATATGCCCGAAAGTTCATTGCAGAAACAATCAGCAATCGGGCGTACATTCCAAGAAGCAATCGACCCAACACCTGATTATAAACAATCGGTGTTTGATGCTTATCGTCGAGAAATGCCAGATGTTGTGGGTGATGCTCGCAATTACGATGACTTGATGCGCCGTTCTTATGAACAACTGATCAAGGAAACCAATGATCAGTTTAATGCGTTGCCAATTAGGTTCTCATATCATCGTGCAGGCGAGGGAGATTACGCTAACAGCAAAGAAATGGCGAAAGATGTGCATGGCAATAAACATCTATTCGTTTTTCAAGGCGGCGACCCCCACGAATTTATGAGCGTTGTTGATCCTCGCACGGGGTTGAACGCTAATGAAAAGTTCCGCGCAGTGCATGATGCTTTTGGTCATGCCGCGTTTGGAAATGCGTTTGGCGCTAAGGGCGAAGAAGTTGCGTGGGCGTTGCATAAACAAATGTATTCGCCACTTGCTCAGTTGGCGATGACTGCTGAAACACGCGGGCAAAATAGTTTTGTGAACTATACGCCTCTCAACGTAAACATTGTCACTCGCGCAAACGAGCTTGATAACTTGATCAATACCGCCCGAAGAAGCGGTGACGAAGCTGGCTTAAAAGACCTTCTTGCTGAAAAGAAAGAGCTTTATGGAAGCTGGCAATATGCTCCTCAAAAGGGCATTCTTTTGCCGCCTGAATTTTTGCGGGCAGACTATGCTGGCGGTATGCCTGACTATATGCGCTCTATTATGCGTGTCGATCCGCAAACTGCTATGGCATCTCCACTAACGCATTTCAGTACACAACCGGGCCTGACTCAGCTTGATCCGACTAGATACGGAACAGGATTGAAAGGCGATGAAAGATCGCGTTTGCGTTCGGTTCCCGGCGGTGTGAAAGAGCGTTCATATTTTTATCTTGCCGATCCAAAGCAGGCAAAACCAGAAATGGGTCTTGGGCCTTATGTGTATGAGGCAAAAGCTGAAAAACTATACGACATGTCAAAAGACCCGCTTGGACTGTTCAAGCTTTCACAAGAGCTAAACAGAAACAAATGGTCTTCTGATATGAACCCCGGTCTGGTTAATTGGCAAAAGGCTGCCAATGATTTGGAGCGCATGGCAAAAGAATATGGATATGAGGGTGTGGCAAATCCTAAATCCATGTTCCCCATGGGCATAATGTTTGACCCAACTCCTGTTCGATACTTGGGAGAAAAGGGAACCTTTGCAAAAGGCGGTAGGGCAGATGGTTCTAAGAAATTAGAACAATTTGAAAAAGCTCATAAGCTTTTCGCAAAAGATGCAAAGCTTGTTCAAATGTCTCCAGATGAGTTTTTGAGAAAGACAAAGCCTCTCAAGAACAGTGCGCGCAATCGACGCATCATTGAGAAGTTCAAAAAGCAAATGATGGACGGCATGAAGCTCGATCCTTTGGAGATTTATGAGGGTGGCGGCCAAAATGGGCGTCATCGCGCTATGGCTGCGAAGGAACTTGGGGTCAAAAGGGTTCCGGTTTTTGTTTGGGAAAAAACTAGGACAAGTCCGGTCGAGGGTAAACAGACGGGTGGCCCTATTGTGAATAGGGCACTTATGCTAACATCAACACAGGCAAAACGCTGACCGGGGACGCCCGGAAACCTAGCTAGGAGAAATCATGTCAGACCTTGCCAAGAAGGCCCGTGCGGCCCTGAAATCCAAGGCCGAGCGCCTTGGGAAGACCACCACTCAGAAGGTGGATTCCTCCACTTGGACACCCGCTGAACCTCTGAATGCGGATGTAAAGACGGGTCTGCGCCCGATTTCTCGTCGCGCTTATAAGAAGGGCGGCAAGGTTACTGGCGAAGCTTGCGCGACCCGCGCTGATCGTATGCCCCGCAAAAATGGCGGAAAGGCTGAAGATCGCGCCGAGGCAAAGGCAATTGCCAATGCGAAGATCAACCGCAATGTTAAGGCTGCCAACGAAGAGCGCGAAGGCATTAAGCACATTGGCGGCATGAAGAAGGGTGGCCGCGCTAAGTATCAGACGCAGGGCCGCGTTCCGGCTGCGGAAGCTGAAGCTGCGGCTTCGGGCATGACCCGCGAGCAAATCGCTGATCGGGCTGCTAAGGCGGCTGCTATGGGCGCTGCGGCTAATCGTGGTCCTACGGCTGCTGAACAGGCGGCTATGCGTCGGATTATGGAACAGTCTGCCACTGCAAACCGCAAGTCCGGTGGTCGCACCAAGAAGGCTGACGGTGGCGCTGAACAGTATGGTCCCGGCGTTGCTGGCGCTATGCGTATGTTAAAGGGCTCAGGCCGCGCTGGCGTTCCGTCCGGTATGATGCAATTTGGCCGCGTTGCCCGTGGTGCTCTTTCTCCCGCGAAGGCGGTTGGTATGGGCGCAAAGAAGGGCGGCAAGATTGACGCTAAATCCGAGGACTATGTTGCTCTCCGCAAGAAGGGTGGCACTCAGGTCATGGGTAGCTACAAGAAGGGCGGAGAAACCGGTCATGCCGATGAGGCGATGGATAAGGCACTCATCAAGAAAATGGTGAAGTCGTCTGCCCGCACCGGCAAGAAGGATGGCGGCAAAATGGGCCATTCCGATGAGGCTATGGACAAGGCTTTGATCAAGAAAATGGTCAAGCCGGAAGCCCGCAAAGAAAAGAAAGAGGGTGGATTTCTGCGCACTTTGGCTGACAAAGTAGTTGGCGAAGTTGCTGCTGATGAAGCCAAGAAGCTCAAGGACAAAATCCTTGGCGACGAGGGCATTGGCTCCATGATCTCCGGCATCGCTGGCAAGATGAAGCGCGGCGGTAAGGCCGAGCGCGTTGCTCGCAAGGCCGGTGGTCGCACTAAGGGCAAGACCAACATCAACATCGTAATCGCGGCGGGCAAGCCTGCTGGTGGTCAGGATATGATGGGTCAGCCTCCCGGTGGCATCCCTACCGATAACCGTGGCGCAGGCGGCATTCCGATCCCTGTCTCGCAGCCTCCGGGTGGCATGGGTGGTATGCCCGGTGGTGCAATGCCAATCCCAATGCCAATCCCGATGCCTGCTGCTGGCGGTCCTCCTGCGCCTGCTGGTGGTATGCCCATGGGCCGTAAGAGCGGTGGCCGCGTCTCCAAGGTAGCCTCGTCCTACAAGGATATGGAAGCTGGCGCTGGTAGCGGTGAGGGCCGTCTTCAGAAGACAGACATTGCCAAGAAGCAGCCAAAGCCCGGTTTCCAGAAGGGCAGCAATGTCTATACCGGCGAGGGCTACCCGAACAAAGTTCCGGGGGCAACTGGTGGCCGCACGGCCCGCAAGGTTGGTGGCCGCACCTATCGTTCGTATAAGGACATGGATGCGGGCGCTGGGTCTGGTCTTGGCCGCTTGGAAAAGACCGAGATTCAGTCTCGCAAGTAATTCGCGAGTGCCCTGAAGGCGTTTCGTGAATAGGGGCGGGGGTTACGGCCCCCTCGGACCTCCGCCCCAAATCACCATACGAGGGGGGACCGTCTGAGGGGGCGGCAAATGTTGACATACACCGCTCACTTTCAGAGTGAGCTTGAGAAGCTGATAAGAGCTGAGATTGAGAGAATGAAGGATACACTTGTGATGGGTCATGCGTCCCTTGATCACGCAGGATACAAGCACAATGTTGGTATCATTCAAGGACTTCAACGGGCTTTAGACCTCGTTGGAGAGGCTGAAAGTATTCTGCAAGGTGCAGAAAAGAGGGGGTAAGAATGCCGTATATGCTTATGAAACATGATGTCGATCCGGCTAAAAAGCTGATCGAAGAGATTGGTGATCTTTCAACGGTGGAGTTGTTCAACAACCAAATTTTGGTTGGTGTTTATCTTCGCCCTGAGAAGACCCAGAGCGGCCTTTACATGCCTGACAAGCATCGTGATGAGGACCGTTTTCAGTCTAAAGTTGGTCTTATCTTGAAGATGGGACCACGCGCTTTCGAGCCGAACAGCGATGGTTGGTTTGATAATGAGACATTTGCTCTGCATGACTGGGTGGTTTCGCGCCCGTCTAATGGTTGGAGCATCACAGTTCATGGGGTTCTCTGCCGTATCCTGCGCGATACACAGGTCGAGGGCCGCGTGAAGAACCCGGACGAAGTGTGGTGATAGGAGATACACATGGCCGATGAAGAAAAGCAGCTTGAAATTGTTTTGCCTGATGAAAATCAGCCTAAAACAGAAGATAAAAGCGAGCCAATCGTTGAAATAATTGGCGAAGAAGAGGTTGCTGCCCAGCAGGACAGCAACAATGAAGACAACGACGTTGAAAAGCAACTCGCAAAACTCAAAAAGAAGCTTGAGGCCGAGCAAAAAGCGCGTCGTGAAGCGGAAGAAAGGGCTTTGCAGGCCCAACAGAAGCTCAATTCTGCCTATAGTGAGGTTGAAGACACCAATCTTCAGTTGATCAACAGCGCAATTGAGACTGTTAAACGCGATAATGACATCCTGAAGAGCCATTATGCTAGTTCAATGGCTGCGGGCGACTATGATAAAGCCGCTGAAATTCAGGAAACCATGTCTGCAAACGCTGCCAAACTCCTTCAGTTGGAGAATGGCAAGCAAGCTATGGAAAGTAAGCCAAAAAATCAGGCTACTTTTAATAATGACCCGGTTGAACAGTTCGCTTCGCAGCTTTCTCCGCGTTCGGCTGAATGGATTCGCAAGAACCCACAGTGTGTGACTGATCCTCGGCTCATGCAGAAGATGGTTGCAGCGCACAATTTGGCGGTTGCGGATGGTTATCAGCCTGATACGGACGATTATTTCGGGTTCATTGAAGATACTTTGCGCCTGAATCGTCGTCAGCAGCGCCAAGTTGAAGCAGAGGATGAATCGCCCTTGTCTAGTGCATCTAAACCAGTGTCTAGGCAGGCTCCTCCGCCTCCCGCACCCGCAAATAAGAACGGTTCAAGCCGTCCTAACGTCGTTCGGCTGACCCCCGCAGAGGCTCAGGCAGCTCGCGACATGGGTATGACTGATCAAGAGTATGCTCTTAACAAGATTGCCTTGCAGAAGGCTGGCCGACTGCCAAATTAAGGAGAAAGTGATGTCTGATACCGCAAATGAACCCTCCCGCCGTCGTGGCCGCCGCCCTGCTGATGACAATGATGCAGTGCAAGCGGCTGAGACTTCCGTTCCCCGTGGCGAAATGAGGTCAGCTATGCGTGATGATGATCCCCGCGCCCGTGCAGCGCGTCGTGCAGCGGAAATCCGTGGTCATCGCGGCGATATGGATGAAGGAACAGATGAGTTCTTCATTGATCCCGAAATGGTGCCAGAAGGTTGGACCTACGAATGGAAGCGTCGGCTTCTCATTGGTCAGGAAGACCCCAGCCATATGGTTGCCTTGTATCGTGACGGCTGGGAACCTGTCCCGCTCAACCGTGACTCTCGCCACCGGGCTATGATGCCGCGTGGCTGGGGTGAGAACACCATTGAGCGCAAGGGCATGATCCTTATGGAGCGTCCGACCGAGCTGACCGAGGAAGTCCGCGACATGCAGTTGCGCGCTGCCCGTAAGCAAGTGCGCGACAAGGAAGCTCAGATTGCTGGTACGCCTGATGGCACGATGACCCGCGATCATAAGGACGCTCGCCCGGTGATCAAAAAGTCCTATGAGGCTATTCCGATCCCGAAAGAGTAACTTAACCGGGCTTGACAAGCCTGTGGCATTGTGCAAGTATAATGGGGCAGGGGCCAAGAGGTTCCTGCCCTATGTCATAGATGGAGATACCCATGACGATACTAACGCTAGGCAGGGTTCGTAAAGCCATCGCGGGCAATCACAAGGTTGATCAGAACATTGATTTAGATGAGCCTAATGTTGCGATCCTTTGCACGACCTATGGCTGGATGTTTAATGATGGGACTTCAACGATTTCCGTATATCTGAAAGGCCATGAATATGATGAGCCTGACAATGTGACTTACCTTAAAGAACAACTTAGTTGGATAAAACCTAACCCAGATGAAGCATAATTAGGGGCCGCATTAGCGGCCCTTTACATTTCTGAACTGTCAATATATTGTCAGGCATAAGGCCCGTGTGGCCTCCCCTCCCCCGGCGTGGAGGGCCTTAACTTCTCCCGTTCCTAGTGCCCCCGGTGTGGCATGATGGGACTTCCTGAAAAGGAGGCACCGTCATGGCGAATACCAATGCGCCTTTCGGTTTTTCTC